GACATGATGAGCCGGGGGCTTGCTGGTAACACCTATTCCGGCGACCTCTTCGGGCGCAAAAGCCGCCCAAGTGAGCAGTACGAAACACGCGGCGCTCGCACCAGCCGTGCCGTGTGGGACTTTACCACTGGGGGTATGCATCACATCGAGCGCATGTCGCGTGAGATTATGTACATGTCCGCGTTTGAGCTTGAGTTTAAAAAGCAGCGCGCAAGAGGTGTAGATGCCAAGACGGCGCAGGTCATCGCCGCTGATACCGCCTCCGAACTTACGCAAGAGACTATGTTTGACTACGCGGAGACCAGCAAGCCGCGTATGCTGAAAACAGTGCCGGGACGTATTGCATTCCAGTTCTTCACTTTTCCGATCCAGATGGCGTCACTGCTGATCCGTTCGTTCATGGGTATGGTTGGTCTAATGCCCACTCGTGCGGAGCGCACCGCAGCTGCACAAAAGTTCTTCGGCGTCCTTGGTATGACATGGATGTTTGCTGGTACTGTGGGTATGCCCGGATATAACTTCATGATGGGTGTGGCGCAGGCAATCATCGACGAGATGCGCCCAGACGATGAGGAGCCGGGTGAGGAGGACGAGTTCAACCCGCTTTTCTCTCGTAACCTTGATCTGTGGTTCCGTGAGTGGTTCCTCCCAAGTTACTTTGGCCCCGACAGCGACTTCGCGTTCTACCTCGACCTGTCACCTGAACAGGCCAAAACGGTCGTACGTGGGATTAAGATGGGTCCGGTTTCCGCTGCTACGGATGTCAACTTCGGCTCAGTTGGGTTGGACAATATGTTCTTCCGAGATGACGCCCCTACAGACACGACGCAGGAAGCGGCGAAGTCTTTGTGGTGGAATATGGCGGGAGCAACGGGTGGTGTAGCCGAGCTATTTGCTCGGGGTACAGACTATGCGATGGACGGCGACTGGCAGCGCACGGCTGAAAACTTCGCGCCCGGATTTATCAAGGGAAGTATCATAGCCAAGCGCCTTGCAGAAGAAGGTTACGTCACACCCTCCACAGGTGACGAGGTAAAGGCAAAGGAGGAGTACACTCTCGGCAAATTGCTGCTGCAAGCTGGCGGCTTCGGTAGCACCGAGGTGGTTGACATCCAGAAGACCAATATCATGGTTAAGCGCACCGTGGACGCAATCGAAAAGGAGCGCAGCAAGTTCCTTGATCGGCTGGACAAAGCTACCTTGCAGCTGGACCGTAACCCAACTAACGAAAACGCGGCGAAGATTAGTGCTATCTGGGACGAGATCAACAAGTGGGAAGTCCGTACCGGTTACATCCATCCGATCTCAGACGAGAATGCAGCGGAGTCAATTCAGACGCGTGCTGAAGCCCGTGGTAACTCAATACAAGGGCTGCGCGTACCAGAGCAATACGACGCGCTCGTGCGTGATACGCTACGCAATAGGGAATAAAAAAACCCCCGCTGGATGGGCCAGCGGGGGTTAGTACAACCTGAGAGGAGCAAACTCTCACGCGCTGTATAACTAAACGCGCCAGATACGTAAACCCCTAACGCCATCTTCGACAACAGATTTCATCACGACGCTAAACCGCAGCCGATCCATGACGGGGCGTACCTCTTGCTTCGCTCGGACGGGGTCGAGGCACGGGATAAAAATTGACGTGCCTCGCTTGAACGCCTTCCAGTTGACTTGGTAACTAACCCTCTCAACCTGCATCGGCGCTCCCGACACCTACAACGTCACCCACACTGAAAAACTCTTCCGAGGCGGTGTTAAACTCCAGACAGTAGACCGGCGGGGCAACCATCTTCATGCCCTTGCTTAGCCGCTTAACCATCTTGCCGGTAAGCACCCCACGCTCCGTAAGATACTGCATGGTCTCTTTGTAGTTGATCTGGAACTGGGCGCAGTCACGCTTAAACGGCGCACCTGCAATGTACATCTTCTGTGTATCAGGCTCCCAACGGATCAGAAGCTCGTTGCGCGGCTCCAGTATCGGAGCAGCATGCATGTTGGATCGCGCGTCCGCTTCTTCGTTGACCACCAAGATGCTCTGGATGTTGCGGCGGATAAAGTCACCAATGACTTCGATGGCATTATTGCGCGGCGGCTGCACATCTTCACGGAGACTAAGCAGCATCTTGCACGCCCAGTCATAGATGCGCGGCATATCCCAGTCGATCAGACCAATGTGCTTGGCGATTGCACCTCCCGTAAGGTTAGCAGCCAGCACTGCCGACCAGAAGCGTTCGCGCTGCGTGAGCTTCAACTCACGATCTAGCTTAGCTTGCGTGTTCAGCGCAGTATTTTTAGCCATTTCATAATTGGCAACGAGCCATGCCGCGTAGATGCGCCCTGCGTGACCATTGTTCTCCATCAGCTGGTGGTCGAACATATTCTTGGCCATCATCGGGTCAAGGGTGTCGGTGTAGTCAATCTTGTACTCCACGAGGCGCATGAGCTCCCCGTCTGGTGAGTTCTTCAAGATACCCATCTTCTCGTAGAAGGACGCGTTCGATGAGCACAAAGCTATTGTCTGCCACGTAGTAGCATTGTGTCGTAGTTCGTTTGAAGACGCCTTCACGCGGTCCTTACCGCGACCTTGAGTGATGTTGTACACCAGTGTGGAGAAGTCCTGCGCTGTCATGTTGGTCATCTCGTCCACCGTGTACGGTAGATTGTTCATAACCCCGAGACGTAAAACCTTCGCATTCAGCGTATCTTCCTTTACGCAGCACAGAGCATCCGGCGTACCCCAGATGCTGTTGCACATGTGCAGGATGGTGGTCTTGCCCGTACCCGAGTGCGGGTGGATGACGTTGAGCATAGCCCCCCGCTGACCGAGGAACTTGAAGATCGGTGCACCGAAGCCTGTCAACGCAGCGAACGCATGCGGCTCAAGACCCTTACGCCCGTAAAGGTCAAAGACCTCTTTCCATTTATCCAGTGAGCCTACAGGCCCCATCCGTTCTGCGATTGCCGATGTGATCGATGAGGGCGGGCTATAGAACGTACCCTCTACCGTGACCTCGGAATCACCGATGATAAACTTGCTGTCGTTATCTGCCCAGCCAAACTGAAGTCTCATTAGTTCTGCCTTTCTTTTATCTGTGAGCGCCGTCAGTGACGCCCTTATGTACTCTGCTAGATACTCAAACCGCTTTTTACCGCATAGAATGCCCTCCCCTGCGAGGAGCTTGCGTAGGTCCCCCGGCTCTGAAATCTTGATCAACGGAGCCGTGAACTCACGAACGCCGTCCTGCGGAGTGTGAAACTTAAAGACTGCCACATCCTTCTCGATAGGGTCCCGCATGCGCTTCAGGATGTAGAAGTCATACGGCAACACTAGGACGTCACCTTCTTCACTCGGCTTGCCATCCCTCCCTAACGGGGCCTTGCGATAGATACCCCCAGCTTTGCCTCGGAAGAACGGAAATGGGTACTCAGGAATGATGTGAGTTTTAGGTGCAAATCCTTCCTCTTCCGACTCCTCGACAATCACATTGTCTTCTTCAGTGGCTGCAAGCACCTCATTGCCCAGCGTGATGGGCGACTTGATCTTCTCCGCAAACGGGCACCCGTCGCAGCCCCCTGGGTTGCCGCGCTCGAATGTCTCGCAGGTGTGCGGCCCGACAATGTGCTTTATCTTCTGTAGGGTCTTGTGCGGGTCGTAGTCTGGGTGGCCCTCCGACATCGTGTGGATGGCGGTGTCTTGATCTGCGCAGAACTTCGCAACCGACAGGGCGCTGAACCAGCGGTTCTCAGCTAGTGAAGTCCGGTTCTCGTAGCAGTCCAGTAACTGCTGGCAGCCGTTCCCATCGATGCTACGCTGTAGGATTTTGGCAAAGCTCGAAGTTATATTCTCTTGCAGCGACTTGGCGAGCTCAGAAAGCTCACGCTTGGGTGTCTCAAGCGGCAGTATCTCTGCGGCCTTCACCCCAAGGATGCTATAAAACTGTTCGAAGTCTACGGGCTTAGCGGTCGCCAGCACCGTGACCTTGTGTGGTGGGTCGTCCTTGTAGTTCAATGTGCCCGGTACGCGCAAGATGCGCGCCACCTCGAAGACGGCGGGGTCTACGTAAAGCTTATGCGTGTTGCACAACGTGCGTAGCCGCTCGGCTACAGGCTCCCACTGCTCCCTTGTGACAGTTTCCGTCAGCGCCCAGTATACGTGTATGCCGCGCCCTGAGTTGACGATGATGGGACGGGGTAACCCGACAGTACGGCAGAAGGCTTGAAGCGCGGCCAATCCGGTAGCTTGATCGACGTAGCCATCGGGACGTCCCGTCTTAGGATTGGGCTGCGCCTTGGTTTCACCGCAGTCGATATCAAGCCAGAATGCCTTAAGCCCTTGGACGTTCTCCTTGGTGCGGTTCGCATCCGTGGCGTACTTGGCGACACCGAAGAATACGTTCCACCCACTATTCAAGCGACGTTCAACAAGGGCGTCAACCTCTTCGCGTGTAGCTACAAAGTCCTGCCTTCGCTGTAATTCCTTGCCGGAGCCCTTAAGGCCCACGACAGCAAACCAGCCATCAGCTGGTTGTACTGCTCTGAGAAGATCGAAGTCGGTCATATGTGAGGTCGCTACTCATCGGGCGCAGAACGCGCCGACAGAAAAAGAGCAGCGTAGAGTGGGTACCCTACGATAGCTTGGCGATATAGGCGTCTATTAACGCGCGGACTGATGCGGAGGGGTTAGACCCCCCGATGAACCAGCTGTACACAGTCTGGCGCGATACTTTAAACTCACGGGCCACGGCTGAAACAGGCACTTGATGCTTTATGCATGCCTGCCCCAGCCGCACCCCTAGAAGATGCCTATTGGCTTGGCCGTTCCGCTCTATGAGCCGCTGGCTATAGCCATGCACCATACTTACTCGTCCCCGTCTTCGTCGCCCCAAGCGTTGAGGACTGAGGCAAGGTCACCCTGCGCAACCACAACGTCGGCTCCCTTCTTGGGTGCCCGCTTCTTGGGTTCCGCGATGACTTCTTCCTCCTCGTCATCCGGCTCGTCGGAGTAGACAACCTTGGGCTTCGGTGCCGCAGCTTCCTGGGTCTTTGCAGGTGCCGTTTCCTGCGCAGCTACGGTCAGCACGATCATCTCACGCGTAGCCGGATCACTGCGCGCTGCTTGGACCAGTGCGTACTCTTCATCGGTGACGCCGCGCATCGGAGTGAACTGAAGCTCCATGGTCTCCGCATCAAGGTTGTAGGCGATGTTGGTCACCACCGTGTCCGGACCTTCGCCGTTGGCGATGAGGAACTTCACATAGCTCTCGAACGGATGCACGTTGCCACTGCCCTTCCCGAAGAGCGACTTGGCGGGCACGTTGAATTGGTAGACTTCACCAGTCGGATCACCGGCCACCAGCAGCGCGATACGGCGCTGAAAGCGGCATGCGCGGCCCTTACCGTTCTCACCTGAACCCACGACGTTCTTAGGGCACGAGACGCAGTTGCTAGCCTGCGGGTTGCCCGCAGCTGCCTCCGGCTTATCACCCAAGTTCGACCAGCAGTCAGGCAGGGTCGGCTTGGCATCGGGGTCGTACTTGCCGGCATAGAACGTGCGGCTGACCTTGGGCAGTGCGTCAACGATGATGGCATTGAACTCACCACGGATGGCCTTGCCGATCTGCTCACCGTTAACGACACGCTTGAAGGTGCCGTTGGTGTTGGTCTTGATGCTACGGGTATTCTTTGCGCTTGCCAGCGACTTGGCGAGGTCGGACAGTTCACGCTTGGCTACCGTCGAAACAGCGCCTTCTTGCTTAAAGATGGTCAGGTTGCTCATTTGGTTTCTCCTTACTTTCCAGTTGGCTTACGTACGCGGACTACATATTTGGTATCGGCGTTCAGGCCGATGGGCAGGTCTTCTGGGTTATCCTCAAGGAACTGGCGCATGTTGCCGTTGTGGATGCGCTGCTCAAGCAGGAAGGGCGCATCTCGGTCCTTGATGAATTGATACATCGACTCCCAGTCACTCGTCCAGAACCGAGTGATTGTCGAGCGGGTAACCGTACCGGCAGCGGTGCGAATGCTGTCTAGGTTCTGGTCGTTGCACAGCGCCAACAGCGCTTCGGAGACGACGTCCTGCTGAGCCTTGAGCGCAGCTATCTCCTCCTTATGTGCTTCTTCCTTCTCGTTGATTGTATCTCGTATGCGGCGGTATGTGAGCACGAGCTCGTCGGCTTTGGCATCTTGCATGGTTTGCTCCTTCTTGGTTGTCTCCCTAAGATATTCTTACACTACACAATGTCAAGCACTTTGTAAGATTTCTTGGCGGTACAGATCAATAATTTGTCGGTGGTTGGCGATGTTACCCTTAAGCATCTGATAAAGCTTAACTTCCACGTCGCTACCGCTGATGTGCACGATGGTCATCGGGTGCTTCTGCCCTGGTCGATCGATGCGCGCGTTGGCCTGTAGGTAGGTCTCGACAGAGGTCGTCGGGGCGTACCAGATTATGGTGTCAGCTTCGGTCAGCGTGAGCCCGTGCGAGGCCGCCTTCGGCTGGATGAGGAGTATACGGGGATGCTCGCTGGACTGGAACCGCGCGACGATATCGCTGCGTTTGTTGAGGGGCACCTTGCCGTTGATGACATCGCAGCTGATCTTCTCTTTCTCTAGGGTGCTGCGCAACAGCTCGATGGTGTGGGTGAATGGCACAAACACCAGCACCTTGCGGGTGGTCTCCTCGATGGCCTCCAGCACGACGTTGATTCGGTTGCTGACATCAAAGTGCACGACCTCGCCAGTATCCGAGTAGACGGCACCCCCACTGATCTGGAGTAGCTTGTTGAGGCGGGCGGCTGCGTTGACGGCGCTAACCTCTTCCCCGTCAGCCTCCATGATCATCTGGGTCTTGAGGAGCTTGTAGTACTTCTTCTGCTGCGCGGTAAGCGGTGCCTCGCGTTCGGTGTGCGTCACCTGTGGCAGGTCCAAGCACTGGCTCTTCTCGAACCGTATCGCCGGCTGAAGCGCACGATGTACGATGCGGTTAGCGTCAGCACGGGGAGCCCACTTAAATTGAGTTACTTTCGTCATAACCTGATCACGGAATGAGCCGAAGTACTTAGGGCAGTTATC